TGTTAATTGTAGATGGAATCCCTATTAGCGGGTTTGCAGAAGGGGACCATATGCAGGTAAAAATTGATGGTAATGCAGCATCCCGAACAATGGGCGGTGATGGGCCTGCAATGAATCTGAGTGTGGCGCAGGGTGGTAAAGTCACCATTTCCGTTAATCCTATTTCCCCGGCTCTGGGTTCTCTGTATGCCTTGCGGGAAGAACAAAATCTTAATCCACGGCTATTCAGTGTGGTATTGATGACCGGAGTAGAAGAGGTAATCACGGCTTCTGGTTGCGCGTTTGGAGATATGCCACAATTTTCTTCTGGTGGTCCGCAGCAGTCTCCCCGACAGTTTGAGATTGAAGCTCTGGAAATTAAAATGGATACCAGTTCTGTCGAATCCATTGCCGGTGGTTTTCTGGGCAGTTTAATTTAATTTTATTAAAGTTATTTTAAAAGGTGTTAAAAATGGAAAAACGAGAAAAAACAATCAATGGACGATCATATCAGATGCTGCTGCCCGCTGTGCGGCAGTCAATGCCTCTGTGTCCCCGTTTTACGGCACTTGTAGGGCCAACTTTTGGGGTTTTAGGGTTAAATGCTGATAGAGGGGGCTGGGAGGTTTTTGCATCTGTCTTACAGGGGCTGGACCCTACTAAGGCAGATGCGCTACTTATGGATGCTGTACGTATAAGCAACCTTTGTTTCAATGGGCAGCAGATTTCTGATGATCTGAATTTTGAGCGACATTTCAGTCAGTACCGGGGTGATGTTTACCCGGTCTGTGTTTGGGCGCTATGGGAGTGCGTCCGAGATTTTTTTCCGCAGTGGGCCGACTTTCTCCAGAAGATCAAGTCGGTCGTGGCATCCCTATCCCCAACGGATGGACCGACGACTACTGGTTAGGGCGTCCGGTGTGGGCAGGGATGTGTAGTTGGGTTGATTTATGCAATGGAAATGTGACGATGATTGAATTGATGGAAATGCATCGGAGTCTGAATTTAAAGGGCTATCTTGAGGCTGAGGAGTATAAAATGATGGAGAATAAAAAATGAAAATGATCATTGATGAACTCGTTACGCTCCTCGGTCTTGATATAGCTCCGGGAGTGTTACCGAAAATCCAGAAGTTTGAAACGATGTTGACTGATGTTGTCCGGACAGTTGGTAAAGTATCAGCGGGTTTATTGGCGGCGGCATCAGGCGTTGTTGCTTTTGCAGATCATATGAATAAGAACTCTTTTGAGATTTCTAAATTCTCTGATTTAACCGGACAATCAGCGGAAGAATTACAGCAATTTCAAGCAATGGCGATTGCTGCCGGGGGCAGTGCAGAAGGAGTTACACAGTCATTCCATTCATTACTGCAAAGTCTTGATCCGGCGCATGTAGAAAGTTTTAATACGGAATTTTTGCGGTTGGCGGCTACTGTTGGTGAAGTTGGAAAGGTTATTAAAACACCAGCAGAAGCCTTTGACTATGCAAACCAACTATTGCAAAGCAAATCACTAAACCAGAATCAGAAAACTCAATGGGCAAAGCATTTAGGGTTTGATGAAGACACAGCTATGCTCGTAATGAAACCACGGGCTAAGTTCCTTGAAATCTTCAATAAGGCAAAAGAAAAAACAATCATCCTGAATAAAAAAGATCTGAAGGATATCAAGGAATATAATATTCAATGGAATGTTTTAAAATTTACCGTTGATCAAATCGGCAAAAAGGTTTCTTCCGTAGCTCTTCCCGCTATGCGAGAATTAGTCGGTAATTTTGATAAATGGATAGATCAAAATCAAGAGTTTATTGAATCTGGCATTACTTACACAATGGATGGTATTATCATTGCTTTCCGGGATTTAGGCGGTTTTATTTCTGATTCCTATAAAAGTTTATCTGGTTTTCTAACCACAATCAAAAATGGGATTCCCGGTGGTGATAAATTCATTGAAGGGTTGAAAAATATTAATCTGGTGGCACAAGCAGTTAAAATAGCATTCATCGGAATCGGCGTAGCGCTATCAAGTATGGCTGTGCAATTTATCTGGGCTAATAAATGGTCATTTGTTATTGGATTACTCGTTTCAATAATGCAGGATGCATGGGCTTATTTTCACGGTATGCCATCTGTAATTGGAGAGGCTATCAAATGGGTAAATGAGTTTTTTGATGACTTTGCTGCAAAGTACCCTATTGTACAGGATATGGTTAATATTTGGAATGCACTTGTAAAGGCAATAAAAAGTGTAGATGCCGGGAAAGAAAAGCAGGACAAAGAAAAAAACAAAGGTATCGAGAAAGATAAAACATGGGGAACTGCATTTGGCGACATCTGGGATGATATCCGGTATAAATTGGCAAGCCCTGGGAATAAAGCGGCTATGGAACAAGCAAAAACAAAGGCTTTAATTCCCAATATGACAGCACCATCCCATACAATCACGATCAACCAAACTATAAATGGTGAATCTGCTATGGGGGTTGCACATGAATCCGCTAAGAATATTTATGATATTCTTAGTCAACAACATCCTGGACTCTTCACGCAGGTGGTGAACTAATATGGATCTAATTTCTGTAGCAAATTCCGTAGTTGGTGGGAGCATCCTTGCAGTAACTACACAGGGATTGGTAAGGCAAGCCGCTAAATACGCATCATTCGGGATTAGATATGGCATCTCAACAGCGTTAGGCGCTGTATCTGATTATCAACCTCCATCTGTATTGTTAGGTAGTATTCCTATATCAACAAAAAAACAAGAAGCATATGCATATAGAGCCGACGTAACTCAACATGCTATGGAAGCGGGAGCGGTTCTTATTGATCATGTAATTCTACAGCCGGTCCGAGTTGATGTAAGTTTTGAAATTACAAATTGGGATGCGGCCTCTCCACAGCAAGCAAACGATCTATTTGTCAAAATGTATAATGAAAGAACTCCACTTGACCTTGAAACTAGACATACTATTATGCGCGATATGGTTTTGGTGAGTTATCAAGCGGAGAATATAACCCCTAATTGGGGTGCTTTGGATTGTCGTGCCAGTTTTGTACAGGTGAAATATGTTAGTCTGGAATCTGTCAAGTTTTCCGAAGAAAAAGTAACTCCTACGGAAAACACTGGTGGGCCGGACGTGTCTAAATCTGCACAAAGTGAAACTGTAGTCGGAACCCAAACGCCACAGGAGATTCAGTAAATGAAACAGATACAACTATCTTCTGCTGGTTGTGGAAAAATGGATGTGAATCTGGGTGAAATTGGAATTTTTAAATTTATCACTCGCTATAACTATACAGCAGAATGTTGGGCTTTGGATATTTTTGATTCACTTGGGAATGCTTTGTTGACTGGGTTAATGTTGGTTCCTGGGGTTGATATCCTTAGTCCACATCCGGTAATAGGAGAAATAATAGGGTCTTTGTATTTCGTAGAGATTAATGTTGGAGATTATCTTTTACCGACAGCTATGGATAAAGGGGCTTTTCTGGCATGGTATTCCGTAGCGGGAGTACCACTGTCATGAAAACGCCATATCTTAGACAAGTTGAGGTTATTCTTGGTCCACTTCCAGAGCATGAAGGTGGTGGAGATGAAGCCAATGCTATCCGCGTTTTAGGTGATGGTAGGACGGATACTTTACGGGTACGATTTCAGATAAATCAGCCGTGGGTATCCAGTTCAATCCAGATATTTAATCTCGGCCCTAAACTGAGAAGAGCATTACATGCAAAAGGCATTCAAGTAATTCTTAGGGCCGGGTGGAAGAACGGAACCCTAACGGAACTCTTCAAAGGATCACTTGTGTCAGCTTTTAGCACTCGCCAGGGAGCTGATATTATTACAGACTTAGGTTTATTCTGTGGTTGGTATGCGACGACACAGACGGTGAATAAAGTTAGTTTAACGGAAGGTGCATCGGTCAAAGAATTAATAACTTCTTTGGCGCAGAGTATGCCGGGTGTTACTGTAGAGCAATCAGCTATTGATATTGTAGATCGTCAGTTTGGAAAAGGTGGCTATGCTGACCAAGGAACACTCAAACAGATTCTTGATAGATTGGCTATTACGCAGGGTTTTAATTGGGGAGTTAGAAATGGTCATTTCTGGGCAATGAAACATGATGGATTTTTTCAAGGGAATGCCATTCCCTTGATATCCGGGAAAATTGGGTATTTGATTCGTGCAGAACCTATTTTAGTAAGTCCAATGTCAAATAGAACCGGGGTGAACGTATCCTGTTTATTTGATCCGAATATTAAATTGATGGAAAAATTCCGACTTGAAAGTGTGCTTAACCCTGAAATAGACGGTGAGTATATTTGTCACGTTCTTACGCATTCGGGGGATACCCATAGCGATCAATGGCAAACAGATATTCAAGCATGGGTTCCACAGGAATTTCAATCCACGGAACCTATTGTAAAAAAGGGGCAGGAATGGTCTGACATCGAAGTCATTGCCGGAACTATTTATGGAGAGGCTTCCGGCGAATCCAGAAACGGGAAAATAGCAGTAGGTATGACAATCAGGAATAGAAAAAATAATCCTGGTAAATGGGGTACTGGATGGAAAGGGGTTTGTCAACAGAAAGATCAATTTGTTTGCTGGCAGGATGGGAACAAATCCAGAATTGAAGCCGCACACGAACAGAACAATAGCACGTGGAAAGAATGTATGGGGGTTGCTACAGATATTTATTCCGGTAAAGTATTTGATGTTGGTCTATCTGGACAGCCTACGAATTTCTATTCTGGGATTAAGAAATTCAGTTGGGCAAATTCTATGACTTATATAGGTACAATAGGCGGACATAAATTTTACAACGATCCAAAGGTGGGCATATAATATGGATATGCGTGGAGCAGATAAAGACACCCAGATGATGTCCATTATCAATCGGGTAATGTCGGAAATGAATACTTGCTTGCCTGGGAGAATAGAATCATTTGATGATGCTACCCAGACTGCAACTGTCATTCCTACAATACAGGCAAAAGTCACTGTTGGGGATGTTGTAACTTATGTGGATATGCCGACAATAGTCAACGTGCTTATTGTTTTCCCTTTTGCAATTACAAAGGGCTTTGCATTGACTTTGCCGATAAGTTCAGGTGATGCCTGTCTATTATTTTTTAGTCAAAAGGCCATTGATAACTGGCACATGATGGGAGGAATACAACCGCCGGAACAAGATACGCCTGGGAGTAGACATCATTCTCTTACTGATTGTTTTGCAATACTGGCTCCCGTGCCACTCCCTAATGTTTTGGGTGCATGGAATAGCAATGGAATCGAAATAAGAAACAGCAATAGGGATGTTCGCTGCACGATAGAGAATAATCAGGCTGTTGTTAAGGCTGAGCAGTCCGTGTTGACACTTTTGACGTCGGGGGTAGTGACCTGTACGGCTGCAACTTCCGTGACCGTCACAACGCCCCTGGTGACGTTAGATGCGCCTTCTGTTGTCTGCACAGGAAATCTACAGGTAAACGGTGGGATAAATACATTAGGAACGTACGGTTCATCAAACGGACTTATTTACACTCCTGGCGACGTTCAGGACGGTGTTAGAACAATGGCCGCTGATAGATTGATTTATAACGGGCATACGCATGGCGGTATTGAACCTGGCGGCGATAACACCGACACGCCTAATCAACCGGAATAGGAAAATATTATGGCATTTACATGGGCAGTTGAATCAGGTGCTTGGGATTTATCAATAGTTAACGGAAAATTAACCACGGTTTCCGGTGCAGAGGAAGTTAAGCAAAGAATCCTCATTTCTCTTTGGCACTACTGGGAAGAATATTTTTTGAATGTTCCCGATGGGGTACCTTGGTATGAATTGATCTTAGGAAGTAAAAATAAACAGCTTGTAGAATCTTTGATTCGTAGGGCTATCTTAGATGTTCCTGGCGTAATCAGTATCATCAATTTTAAATTACAATCGTCTCTTGGGCAAACTACATTACGGGATTTTGCAATTTTCTGTGATGTAGAAGTTGTCGGTGGTGTTGTTTCAATTTTTACCACAGTACCAGCAGAACCTGAAATAATAGTTTCTGGGGCCAATGCGCTAACTCTTATTGATGGATCGGTTTTAACCACAGCTAATAACGCATTTTTGACAACATAGAGGGTACAAAATAATGACAATTTACGGAGTTACAGACACTGGTTTTACCCTTAAAAGATTGGCTGATATTATACAGGATATCGGCACGGCGCTATCAGAGGTGCAGGACCCTGTATCCGGTGAATATCTTACGCCGAATTTACTCAACGAAAATGATCCTCTTATACTGCTCATCAATTCTATTTCAGATTCACTATCTGTCCTTTGGGAACAAGCACAACTCGCTTATAACCAGTTTGATTTATCAAAGGCTACAGGAGCTGGATTAAGTGGAACCATGCAGTTGAATAATCTTACTCGTAGTCTTGGTGATTATGCAGTAACTACATGCGCTTTGACTGGCACTGCAAATAAATATGTGGCTTCGGGCGTTCTCATTTCTGATATGGCTGATTTATATACCTTTGCGCTACCTGCTTTTACGTTTGATTCTTCAGGTGAAGCTACTGTAATCGCAACATGTACCGTTAAAGGACCTGTAGTAGCTCTGGCAGGGATTTTGGTCAAAATACTAACCCCTACAAGCGGACTTATCTCCGTGACCAATAGCGATGACTCAAACGGCGGTGAAGATGATGAAACGGATGCAGAACTTAGAGCCAGACAACAACTGTCAACTGCGAACTCCGCACGATCTATTATTGATTCTGTGTATGGAAAACTAACTGGGATTGCAGGGGTCACGCATGTAAAGATTTTTCAGAATAGAACGTTAACAGTTGATGCTCGTGGCATCCCTGCTAAATCCGTTGCGGTTGTAATTATAGGTGGTTCTGACCCGTATATATCACAAGCTATTTTTCAATCTTTAGATTGTGATACATATGGGACAACCTATTCAGAACAAACAGATGAACAAGGAATAACGTATCCAATTTATTTTTCCCGTCCTGAAGAAGTTGATGTTTATGTTGCGGTTGAAATTGAAATTGTTGATTTCTCTTTATGGCCTACTGATGGTGAAGATAAAATAAAAGAATACATTCTTGCATGGGCTTTGGATGGAGCCGCTGGAATAGGAATTACAGAGGACTATGGAAGAGGAGGCTATTTACCTGGGGATACCGTTTATGCCTCTGAACTTTTTACGCCGGTGCATAATCAACTTGGGATTCGCATTGTGTCTATAGATGTAGGGATTGCTTATCCAGCAACGGGGCAACAGGTTGATACTGCGTG